GCCGCCAACCACAACCCGAAATGGAGGGCTAGGTTAGCGACGGCCAGCAGCGCCCGATCGGTGACCAGCTGCATGCTCAGTCTCCGATCCGCAGCTGTGCGAGCTCGTCTTTCAGGTGCTGCAGCTTGTTTTCGAGATCGCCCAGCGCGGCATCGATCGCGGCCGATTGCTGCCAGTCGCTGCCCGGTGCCAGGACCTCGGCAACAACCGCCGCGCCATGCAGGCGCCAAGCGCGCAGCAGGTACTTGGCATAGGGTGCGTGGCCCTGCAGCCAGCCCTCCGCCGTCCGGACTTCGACATCAAAGGCCCGCGCGATTTCCTTCGCGCTGACATGGCGCCGGCGCAATGCCGCCGCCCATCGCGCGCCGATGGCACTTTCATCCTGCAAAGTGACCGTATTCTGGCCCATGGCTTTCTCGCCTCTCCCGCTCCAGATTTGGAAACGGATCGAGGGTTGGCCCGGCCTTTGATCAGCGACGACCGTCAACGGTAAGGGCAGCTGGCGGGTCGGGGCAGCAACCCCGCCCGCCGGCACAAGGAAACCGAAAAGATCACGTTCAGTCATGACGCAACCTCGCCGACGAGGGGCCGGCCGGCCGAGGGGAGTGCTCGGCCGGCCGGAAGCGACCCGGCATCGTCACAGGCCGGGCCAGTGGGGAGAGAGATGAGAGGATCACGCCGCATGCGCCGCCTCCGGGGCGGCCGGCGTAACGGCATCGGCCGCGCGACCGTAGAAGTGCGCGGCCGTCACGTACCCTTCCGTGACCTCGGCGATGCGGTCCATCACGTCGGGTCGCGGGATTACACCCTTGTGTATGTAGCGGTGGATCTGCAGGCGCGTGCGCCCAATGCGGCGGCCGAACTCGGCAAGCGGCATGTCCTTTTGGGCGATCCATTCCTTCAGTCGCTGACACATGAGCAGTCCCGGAACTAGGTTAAGTCATAGAAGTATCTTTAACAGATACTTTTCGTCAAGACCTAGTATCCTAAACGGGTCCTGCGCCATGTATCTTGTAAGGATACACTGAGGGCATGGACAGCAAGCTCAGACAGATGCGGAAGGCTCGGGGGGTCTCTCAGGAGGACCTTGCCGATGCGATCGGCGTAAAGAAGGCCGCGATTTCAAAGTATGAGCTGAAGAAGGCCCATCCCACCATTGACCGGCTTAAGCAGATTGCCGATTTCCTGCAGTGCCGCCTCTCAGATCTGATTGAAGACGACAACGAAGATCCAAAGGCCGAGCGCATGCTGGCGCTCTTCCGCGAGCTGCCGCCGGAACAGCAGGATGCAATGTTACGACTTGCTGCTTCGATGGCGGAACCAGCCGGAACAGCTGGCAATCCCGTCAGCAAAAAAACAGGCACCTGATGAGCGCCAAAAAATTTTGCCTCGCTCTACAACTGTCAGTTCTGCACAACAGCGTATGCTGACTTTATTGCGTGTAATTTCTGTCTCTAACCTGTCCCAAGACGCGAAAGTATGTCGAAATGTTTCTGCGAATGATGATTAAGCCCCTCGCCGCCCTTCTTCTCCTGGCCGGCTGTGTCAGCAGCCACCAGGCCAACCAGGACATACAGGGGCGAGTTGTGGGTCTGTCGGTCGACGATTTCGTCATGCGTTATGGACCGCCCTATAGCCGCTATGACATGGCGGACGGGCGGAAGGTTTATCGCTGGGGCTATGATCGGGGCACCTACACCACGCCGGCCGTCACCACGGGCGCCCTTACAGATACCGGGGACGGAACCCTGGTGTATGACGCGCAAACTGTGGGCGGCGGCACCAAGCACCAGGGCTGCGACATTCAGTTTACCGCCGATCAGGCGGGCAAAATCGTCGAGGCGCATGCCGTCCGCGACAGCCTGGGTGTCTGGACAACGTCCTATTGCCATGAATTCTTCGACTAATCGCCTCACGATGGTATCTTATTAAGATACTTTCTCTTGACGTGTAGTATCTTCAAAAGATACTTTGCCTTCGTCACAACCGATGGAGGCAACCAGTGGCACATCACAAAAATCTCGCGAAGCCCGCCCGGAAATCCTCTGGCCGTATGGCCAGCCAGGGCTTACCCAACCCGGTCGATGTCTATGTCGGCCAGCGCATAAGGCTGCGCCGCACCCTGCTCGGCATGAGCCAGGAAAGCCTTGGCGAAGGCATCGGCCTCACCTTCCAGCAGGTCCAGAAATACGAGCGCGGCATGAACCGCGTATCGGCCTCGCGCATCATTGATCTCGCAAGCCAGCTGCAGGTCGCGCCGGCCTATTTCTTCGATGAGATGCCGGCGGCAATCGCCGCCAACTCGCCCGCGCACCTGCTCGGCAAGGCGCCAGATCTTTCGCCCATCGAACGGGATCCGGCGACCACCAGGCGCTGCCTGGAGCTCGTGCGCTACTTCAACGCTATCAGCGATCCAACGGTCCGGAAGGCACTCTATGCGGCCGTCAAAGCCGCTGGCGCCGCGAATGTCGTTCGCGAAGGTGCGCTATGAGCGGTTATCGCTTCGACCAGGTCGGGCGGGCGGGCAAGTATCTGACCCGCTTCCTGATCCGGTGCTGCGTCTCGGGTGATGCCATCGCCTCGGCGCTGCGCCTCAAGAACCGCGACGGCAGTTTCCGCTTCACCCTGCATCGCAACGGCGGCGTCATCGGCACCTTCGAGGGGCCAGACGAGGAGCAGCTGCGCGACCAGGCGCTGAACGCGGCCGCGGCCGCCGATGAGACGGCGCAGCTGCAGGGCCGTCGCCCCCGCTACCAGAGGGCGCCCGCATGAGCGCCGACATCATCCCCGCCCGCCCGCCCGCCGCCGTGCGGCTGCGCCTCGCCAATGAGGGTGAGCCGCTGCTGGTGACGGGCTTCTCTCTCGAAGACGGCCGGCTCGCCGTGCAGCTCCCGCTGCGGGGCATGGGCGACTGGCTCAAGGAAAACAAGTTCAGCTGGGTCACTGGCTCGAACGGCATCTGGACGAGGTCTATATGAACGCACAAACCCCTTACGATCGCATCATGGCCGACATCGAAGCGGCGAAGCTGTCAGTTTCGGCGGCCTGCACTAGCGCCGGCCTGGCCCGGAACACGCTCTCCCAGGCCAAGAGCCAGGGCGGCAAGCTCAGCCTGGACACCATCACCGCTTTTGCCGGCTTGCTGAAAAAGCCGGTCGGTTATTATCTCGGCGAGCCGGCCGCGGCGGCGAGCTCCGTTCCGGCAACGGCACGCTTCGACATGATCACCCCCTCGCCGCGCAATCCGCGCAAGCACATCGACGATGAAAGCTTGCGCGGCCTGGCGGAGAGCATCGCGGCCGACGGCATACACCTTCCGCTGCTGGTCCGCATGAACCCGGCCGGGCAGGAGCTTTATGAGATCATCGCCGGCGAGCGCCGTTGGCGGGCTGTGCAGCTGTTGATCAGCGAGGGCCGCGCCGGCAACGACTACGAGCTGCCAATTAAGCCCATCCACCCCTGCGACGATCGGCGCGCCCTGGAGATCGCTGTCACCGAGAACGTTGCGCGCAAGGACATGACGCCTTGGGAAGAAGCCCAGGCGTTCGCCAGCCTGGTCGCCGCCGGCGCCAAGGTGGAGGAGATCGCCAAGACCGTTGGCCTGGTCGCTCGCACGGTGCAGAAACGCCTGCGGCTGGTCAACGATCTGGCGCCGGAAGTGCAGCAGGCCCTCGCCGCCGGCACCATCAGCGTCGAGATCGCCAATATCTTCGCCAGCGATTGCCCGAAGGAGCTGCAGGCCGAGGCTCTGGAGGACTTCGCTAATATCATTGGCAGCATGAGCGCGGTCAACTTCAAGAACCAGCTCACCTGGTTCATCAACAACAATACTGCCGACGATGACGACAGTGACGATGGCGATGAGATCGAGAGTAAGACATCGTCGCGGTCAGCGCCGAAGCAGACCAAGAAGCAGTCAGCAGCCGAGGCCCTACGGAAGCTTCGAGCTGATAAGGCTGCAGCAACAGAAAACGCGCTGGCGCAAAAGATCGCCGGCGCCAACGATATCGCGCTACGCCTATGGATGATGTCAGTCATTGCGCACTATTCGCACGACCTGCCCACCACCCTTGAGGCCAGCGACGGCATCCCCGTACATATCATCGAGCAATTGCCGGCCGAGTTCCGCAAGCAGTTCCAGGATGAAGCCGACGGCTACGTCTCGAACACCGCCGAGGCACTGGGTGGATTTCGGCAGCTTCGCGAAGATGCCGACCTGATCAGCATCTGGCACTGGCTCGCCGATATCGACATGGCGATCATCAAGAGTACGTTCTGTCATTGGGTCGCGAATTCAATCAGCCTGCAGCTGCATCGCCGCGGCAACTACAGCGGCTTCGATGGCGTCGACCCGCTGACCTTGGACCTTGCCGAGATTTGTCATGTCGAAATCCCGGCCGAGATCCTCCCACCCCAGGTTGACCTGGAGGAGGCGATCGCCGGCAAGCCGGAAAAGGCGGGCAAGAAGAAGGGGGCGAAGTGATGCAGGAACTTCTACCGCGGAAGGACGAGCTCGGCATGTGGCGCGACTGCGGGCGCCGTATCGGCCGCGAGCGCGCCATGGTCGACCGCACCAGCAACAAGGTCAAAAAGCCCGAAGAGCTGTGGATCCCGGAGGGCGCACATCCAGCATGGATTGAGGGCCTACGCGAGGGCTATCTGGCCGAGATCACACAGGACCCCAGCTATCCGCGCACGGAGGACATCTGATGAGGTTGCCGACCGAGCGAGAGTTCCATCTGTTTCAGGACGATCTCGCCGAGTGGCGCCGGGAGATGCGGAAGCAATACGGCTGGCGCGCCGGCTTACGCCTGGAACGCGGCGCCGATCGATACGGCCGCGGCTTGCTGCTCTACCGACATTGGCCCTTCTGTTTGTGCTGGGCATGGATCGTCCGTTTGACCTACGTCACTGAGCCGGCCGTCAGCCGCAAATGGTGGCGCCGCTATCACTACCGCAACAACAGCGGCGTGCAATGGGGCGTCGGTATTGGCAACTGGTCGCTGACCTATAGCTCGCAGAAGAACGACCAGTGGATGGTTGGCGGCAATCATAGCGAGCGCGCCCTGGCCTATCTCCACGACAAACTGACGAGGAGCAACACCCATGCCTGATCTGGAGAAAGTCGGCCGCGTCGCGTTGCGCCAGGAAGGTCAATGGTGGGTCGCCTATTACGCTCTGCCCGGCACCATGACCGGGGCACTCACCCTCGGACGCATCCGGCTGGCGCCGGCGATGGCGAACCCGCGCGTCAAGGAGCTGTTCATCGAGACCATGCGCGAGCTGGTCGCCGACATCATCGAGAGCAAGACCGGGATCCGCCCCATCTGGAAGACGCCAGAGGAAGCGCCCGAACACGAGAAAGCGGGGAACGCATGAGCTTTTATAAGAACGCTGTTTGTCGCGGCGCATGGGCACTTGGCACGGCCTGCGGCATCTGCGAGCGGTGCGAGGAGATGACCGCTCTCCAACGTGTTGAGAATGGCCGGCGCAGACGTAACGAGCAGCGCCTCGCGGCCGCCGCCGATCCCTGGGGACATGCCGAGACCCTTCGCTGGCACTGGCTTCGACGCAAATCTGATGGCGCCCTCCGCATCGCCTGGCATCAAAGTGGAGATTGGAGGATATCCGACCTCATCGCGCGCACGACATGGCGAACAGACAAACAAACCCGGGACCATTACGACTACGTTTGTCCGGTCCAGTTGCCGGAGGCTTGAGCTATGCGTGAATTTTTCCGAGACCTTTGGGAGGCGATCACGACACCGCCCGGCCAGGTATACCTGGAGATGCAGCGTGAGCGCATAAAGACGATGGAATACGTTTGGCGCCAGCAACGGCGCGCCGAGATGCGGGCGACGCCGCCTCAGAAGATGGAGGCGGACGACCTCTACGGCCGGCGCTACATGATCGCCGCCAATATCGGCATCGAGGAGGCCGCATGACCGACCGCACCCTCCTTGACCGCTCGGCCGTCGCCCGCAAGCTTGGGATCACCGTCGAGAAATTCTATCGCCAGCGCCCCGACCTGGAGGCCGAGGGTTTCCCGGCGCCGGCAATCGGCCGCATGAGCGGCGCCCGCTGGGATCCGGTGGCGATCGATCGCTGGCTCGATCGCAAGCTGTCGACGCCGGCGCCGGCCGCCAGCGGGGCCGGCAAGGTCGAGGATTGGGGCGCCGAGCTCGATCGCAACGCTGCGGCCCTCGCCGCTGGCCGGCGGCGCTGATGTACCGGGCGCGCGGCAAGTCCCTCGTCTTTCAGGTCCTGCGCGAGCTCGTCATCGGCCTCGCCGACAACGTGCAGGACCTGGACGAGGCCTTGCGCGTGAACCGCGCCTATATCGACGAGCTGCGCGAGACCGACATCGATTTATGGAACGCGCTGAAGGAGCAGACGCAGACCTTGCGACAGCGCATGCGATCGGCCAGCCACTTGACGCCGGCCAGCGGGCCGGCGCGTAATTTCGGGACACCAGCGCCGACCTATGCGGTCGGCCGACAGAGGGACGGCTGGGATGGCCAGGATCAAGGTTCGCTATTTCGTTGAGAAGCCCGGCAAGGATGGGACGCGTTATTTCTGGCAGCCGTCCAAGACCCTACGTGCCATGGGCTGGCAACCGGAGCGCCTGGCCGACGATCGCGACCAGGCGATCCTGCGCGCCGGCGAGCTCAACAAGCGCCTCGACGCTTGGCGGAAGGGCGAGGTAGCGGCCGGGGCGGCAGCGGCCGCCAGCGAGGCTCCGGCGCTGGCGGCGAAGCCCGGCAGGACAGCCCCCAGCCAGCCGCCGATCCCCGGCAGCGTCCGAGATCTCATCATCCGCTATAAGCAGTCACATCGTTACACCGAGCTCGCCGACAAGACCCGCTACGAATACGACGCCAACATGCGCGTCATCGAGACATGGGCATCGGACGGCCGCGCGCCCGTCCCGTCGATCGGCCCGGCCCGCGTCCAGGCGCTTTATGAAAGCCTGCGGCAACGCACGCCCTCGAAGGCGGCCGCCGTGATCGGCATGTTGCGCATTCTGCTCAAGCACGCGATCCGCTTGGAATGGGTCAAGATCAACGCGGCCGAGGATCCCGGCATCCAGGGCCGACCCTTCGCCGGCAAGCTGTGGCCGATCGATGCCGTCTCGCTGTTTATCGAGACCGCCGACCACATGGACTATCATTCGGTCGGCACCGCCGTCGCGATCAACTTCTGGATCGGCCAGCGCGAGGCCGATGTGCTGGGCTTGAAGCGCAGCAGCTATCGCGACAACACATTCTATGTGAAACAAAAGAAGACCGACGCCCGCATAGCCGTGCCGCATTCCCCCTGGCTTGGCGAACGCATCGAGGCCGAGCTCGCCAACCAGGCGCGGCGCAAGATCGAGGGCGCGACATATCTGCTGATCTGCGAAAAGACCGGCCAGGCCTGGAATGGCGACACCTTCCGCCATACCTTTGCCGAGATCCGCGCAGCCGCGGCCCTGGAATGGCCGAGCTTCTTCCTGGAGGATGACAGCGAAGTGCCGATGGATAAGCTGTGGTTCATGCACCTGCGCCACACGGCAGTCACCGAACTCGCGATCGCCGGCTGCACCATCCCGGAAATCGCCAGCATCACCGGCCACACGATCAAGAGCGTCTATCAGATCCTGGAGCGCTATCTTGTCACCAACTCCGCCTTGGCCAAGGTCGCCATGGCGAAGCGCCTGCAGATGGATACCGAGATCGTGGCGCTGATGGAGGGGGCGGGCAAGTGATGGCGCGTGTTTGCATGAGCGGCGCCTTGTAACCGGCAACGGAGAGTGAAATGGATTACATTGATGTCTTCCGACGCCTTCACCAGGCGGTGTCAGCAGCGGACCCAAGCCTCACCAGCGAGGCGCCGATCCTGCTGTTGCCGAGACCAGACTTGGCTCATCGCCTGCTGGAGCAGCTTTTTACGGAGACGGGGCCGCTGGTGTTTCAGCCCAGGAGCGCGGTCAAAACGATCGACGATGGCGGCGTGCCTTATCGCCAGCTGGAAATATTTGGCATCAAGGTGCGCTGGCCGCGCGCCGGCGAAACAGCTTGAGATGACCGGTACCAAGCATGAGGACCCGGTGCCTTACATCCCGGAGCATCACGCGACGCGCAGCGAGCGCGACGATATCCTGCGGCAGCAGATCGGCCATGAGGCCGTCGAGTGGTTGCTGCCCGGATTGCAGCCCCTCCTCGACTGGTTTGTCGATGCCAGCGAGGCGGAGATCGTCGAGCTCGAAAACGCGATCGGTGGCGTTCTCATCGATCGGATATCGAAACGCTGACTGGCGCGCGAACGCGGTTCGCGAACACCCCTGGAACGAAAAGTTGGACATCCAACTTTCACAAAGTTGGACAGCCGATCCGGTTCCGCTATTGTTCCGCCTACAGACTTCTAAATTATATAATGATTTCAATGGGAAAAAATGGTGCCGTTGAAGGGAATTGAACCCCCGACCTACTGATTACGAATGTGTCGGAAGTCGTTATTTTTCAACACCTTGTCAGACTCCACTCTGTCAGACTTTGTCGAACTTCTGTCAGAAGTTGGACGTTTCTTTAAGGCCTCTAGCGCAGCTTTGCAACCCACATATCCATGGGAGGCCGGCGCAGGCAGCGGGTACAGCGCATGCGCTCCTTGATCGCCACGACCGGAAACTGTGCCTTCAGCTTCCGGTGCAGCTGAGACTGCGTTACATGGCCCCGATGGCCGCAAATGCAGTTCCCGACGATATACTCGTCTCGCTCCAGGTCCGCGAGGGTCGCATTTTCAATCCGCCGGCGCATGGACTTGTTCTCATTACGTTCTCGCCATGGAACGCTGCCCGGCCGGCGGAGTCAAGAGATCGGCGGGCGCCCTATTTCAGCACGAGCCAAACCAGAAGCAGCAGTAGGACCAACATCACCAGGCACAGCAGCTTGACCGCCCGCTGCGCGTCGAGGCGATCCCATTCGCTCGCTAGGTTCTTCAGGTTCTCATAGATGATGTGCGGCCACTGGTACCACCTGGCGGCCGCCATCTCCTCGGCGAAGCGCCGGAAATGCGGATCCATCGCCGGCACGAGCCAGCCGAAGAGGCCGTTATCGCGCGTCCGGTCCTGCGCATCGCTGCCGAACCAGAAGCCATAGACCATCCAATAGCCACCGCCGGCAGCGGCGGCCAGGAACGCCCATGGCAATAGCAGCAGTTTCAACCAGGCCTTCATTGCCCCGCCCTCTCCGCTTGTGGGTGATAGATACGATTGATCGCCCGGATCTTGTCCGAGCTGCAGGCCCAGGCCGATCGATAACGGTTGACCAGGCCCATCAGATCAACATCGGTCTTGATCTCAGCCGACGACCAGGCCGGCTCGTCGCACGGCCGCAACAGGCTGTCCGGCAGATCGCGATAGACCGCGACGGTCTTAATGACCGACGGCAGGGGCTGCAGGGGCGGCTGGCCTGCCCTCTCCGCGCATGCCGCCAAGGACATCGAGCACAATAGGGCCAAGAGGCCGGACTTGATCGGGATGCGCATTTGCCCTCGCTTTCAGTGCGTCTAGCTGGTTGTTGAGGTCGGAGATCTCCGCGGCTTGCTGCTGCGCCGTCTCGTCGGCGATCGACTGCGCCTTGGCGAGATCGGCCGTCTGGCGCGTCAGCTGGGCCGCCTGGTCGTCAATGACGCCCTGCATGTCGGCGGCGGATTTCTGCCAGCGCAACACATCCACGGCGAGCGTGTCAGCTCGATCGCGAAGCGTGCCGATCGTCTCCTGCGCTGCATGCAGGCGGGCGCTCTGGATCCAGGCGAAGCCGCCGAGGCCGATGACGGCAACGGCCACGATCGCCCATGGCAGGATCTTCTTGATGGTCATGCCGCCCACCTGGGCGGCCACTGGTGCCAAGAAAGCCATTTCATCCCCTCGCTTCATTCTGGCGGTGTGACGAGCTCTGCAGCGGCCGCCATCACGGCAGCGCCTCCATCATCTGCTGCCACTGCGCGATGCGAGACACATAGGTCAGCGTTTCGCGCGCATGGTCGCCGGTGACGAGAGGCAGGCAAGGCACGACGGTCGACCAGGCCGGGGCGCCGGGACAGAGCCGCAACGCCTTCCGGATGTTGCCGGCGCCGGCGTTATAGGCCGCCTGAGCCATCTTGTGGCGCTCCGGGTCGGGCCAGGCCCGCCAGTCGGCGAAACGCCGCTGCTGCGCCATGTAAAGCGCGCCGCCATAGATCGCCGGCTCCACGTCATAGGCGGAAGCCTCACCAATCTGCAGCTGCGGCAGGATCTCGCGCCAGGTCCCGGGCATGATCTGCGCCAGGCCGGCGGCACCGACCGGCGACTTGGCGGCCGGGTTCAGCTTGCTTTCCTGGTAGAGCTGCGCCTTCCAAGCCTGCGCGCGCGGATAGTCCGGCCAATAACGCAGGACCGCCCGCGCGATCAGCAGGTCGTACTTAGCTGAAAAAGATGGCGGCTGCGCCCAGGATGCAGAGCCCCAGCCAGCGGTTACCCAAATAGCGAGCGACAGCGCCATTGCCTTTGCGAATTTCACCCCAGGCCTCCTTGAAGTTGATGCCGGCGCGGCGGTCGAGGATCCGGGAATAGGCCCACACGCAAAAGCAGCCGCCGCCGAAAACCAGCGCCTTGCCGACATATCCCCGGACTTGTTCATCACTCAGTAGCTCGTTCATGGGTCGACCCCTCCTCTGTTGATAGCGGTGCTGGCCTGATTGATGTTTGTCTTGCGTGCCTGCGCGTCTTCCAGGCGATCGATCCGCCGCAAAGCATCCTCCATCTTTGAGGCGTAGACGGCTTGGTTGAGCAGCACCTGGTCGATCGCCTTGCCCTGCTCTTTGAGGTCCGACCAAGCGGTCGCGCCGATCGCCGTCAGGATCGGCAACGAGAACCGCGCGACCAGCTTCACCCAGGCATTGTCGGCCGCTTGCTCCGCGCGCTTGGCGAGATCGCCCGACATCAACCCACCTCCGGCCAAGCGAAGGCCGGCAAGCTTTCAATAAAATCGTCAATCGTCGGTTGCTCGATCTGCCCGGAAACGACGAGCGCAAGCTGCTGCGCTGCATATTCCCAGACCTGATCACGCCATACCGACAGCGCGTTCGCTTCCGCCTTGAACTTTGCGTTCGTGCTATTGGCGTAGCTGCAGGCCGATACAATGTTGTCGTAATCCCGCTCCTTAGCCTTGTCGTCTAGAGCACCGCCGATCGCTACTCGGTAGTCTTCGATGCTGGGCGGTGGCGGCGGCGGTGGCATGACGTAATTGCCGCCGTCGAATAACCAGTTGACCCCGACATCGTCCGGCGCGTCGTCGCGCACCTGTGTCATCAGGTCCTCATGCAGTACTGGCATCTCCGCAAATAATTCCACGACGCGACCGGCATCTATACGAACGATCTTGCTCATGTTGACCTCACGCATATTCGAAGATGACAACAAGGCCAGTCCCGCCATTGCCACCGGCAACGATAGGCGTTGTGGCATTGTAAGCACCGATGCCACTCGCACCGCCGGCGCCGGAATTCGGGTCGGCGCTATAGCCGGCCGTCGCGGTAACTGAGTTGGCCTGAGCCCCAGCGCCACCAAAGGGACCGGCTCCGCGGGCGCCTGGCATCGTTTGGGTCCCTGTTCCGTATGCGTTGAACATCGGGCAGCTGTCACCGCGCAAATTGATGTCGCCACCGCTACCGATGCCACCAACTCCGACCGTGCCGGTTACGCCCTGACCTTGGCGCCCCACGCCGCCGGCTCCACCGGTCGCACTGCACCAAGCTCCAAATGATGACGTCCCGCCTGCTGATCCCTGCGCAATAGCCGCGTTGGATGCGCCGCCGCCCGCCGCTCCAACGGTCACGGTCTCGGCCGCAGCAAGCGCTGAGGTTAAGATTTTCTTGATAGCGCAGCCACCGCCCGCGCCAGATTGTGCCCCGCCATAGAGCGATGCCATACCTGACGTGCTGCCTGCGCCTCCGCCTGCGCCCAGCACATAAATGACAACGAAGCTGCTGGCCATGTTCTTGTTGTAAGTACCGCTGGCGGTATAGACGACGACATTCAAAAGGCGACCGGCCGTAATGCCCGTCAGGTTGGCGCCATTAACAGCGGGCAACTTACCAGCCGCATCAAGCTGCACCACGTTGTTTGCCGCTGTGCCAACATTTTGCGTAGCAGCGCTTCCCAAGCCGATGGCGTTTCGCATGGACGCATCGGTCGTAAGGGCTGCGCCCCAGCCACCATTCGCCCGCGACACAGGCAAGGGGATGTCGGCGGTGCCGTAGAGCTTGTTGACCAAGCCGGACCCATCATCGGCCCAGCCCAGTAGCTTGCCGGCTTCCGGCGTCACCTGCAGAGAAACGCTTCCGGTGACTGTCGGGCTCAGGCTGATGCAACGCGACACACCGCGAAGGATCTGCTGGCAAATGGTGGTCAGCTTGTCGAAGGCCCGCTCGACGACACTGCTCGGAAACTTGTCACCAGCCGGAAACACCGCCGTCTGGGTCGCCGGCGTATTGCGTTCCAGGATGACGTTCTTCACACCAACGGCCGGGGGCACGGGGATCGTCACGTTGCCACCTGTCGGAACCCCGACATTGCTAACCGTGTAATCGGCGGTCAGCGTCTTAGTGACGCCATCGACGATGACCACCATATCCTCGGCGGCATAGATAATGTTGTCATACGGGAAGATGGTCGTTACACCATCGCCGTTATATTCCCACCGCGAAGTTGTGTCCGTTGTCGACATGGCGTTCCCCTACTGCACGTCAAAGATACGGCGCTGCCCCATTTCCTTGCGGCGCATGCGCTCCTGCCGCGCGAGATAGCCGGGCGAGGCTGCCTCGTGCAGGCTGTTCAAGATCAGGAAGTCGAGAGCCGGCCGCGCATACCACATGTTCAGCAGCGGCACGTTCTGCAGGAAGACATTGAGGGCATCGCCGGCACGGGCATCGCCGTCGCGTGCGTGCATGGCGAGGTTGAGGAGATTGGAAGCAGCACCGAGGGTCGGCCCCGCCACTGTCTCCAGCGGCCCATTGCCGAAGCGCGATGCCTGACCGAATAGGAAATCGCCATAGATACCGCCGCCGCCCCCTTGTGCCAGCGCCGCCAGGATCGTCTTGGGATCGGTCGGATCGCGCGGCGGCCACCAGCCGCGCAGGATGTCTTTCGCGGTCATCGACAGATAGCCGGCAATGGTGAGGCCGACGATCAGATGGCCGATATGGCCGCTGTTGTTGAGGATCCGCGCCGGCAGGCTGCCGCCCTGCCCGCCACTGATGGCGCGGCCGAGGACGCGATTGGTAAAGGCGATTGGGTAGCCCTTGAACTGGCCGATGAAGCGCGCCGCCTCGCCCCAGAATGAGCCCGGCCGCAGCCCCCAATACAGCATCCGCCGTGCTTGGTCGTCGGTCTCAATGACGGCGAAATTCATCTCGTCGGCGAAATAGCGGCGGACCGACAGCTCCAGATCATAGCGCTCTCCGTCGCGCCGCCGCGCCAGCCAACCGTCAAACTTTGCCTGTCGATCGGCCATCACCTGCGCCGGCACGGGGACTTCCCGGCCGAACTGCTTCATGGTCGCCTGGCCGAGCTTGAAATGCGCCTTGGCCTCCGCGATGTCGGCCGCGGGGATCAGGGTATCGATGACGTGGTCGGGAAGGTCGCGGATCCGGTCGCCAGTCACATAGACGTTGCCGTTTTGCGCCCGATACTGCGCTTGGCGCAGTGCGTCCCACCGCTCGGCCGTGATGCCGTGCAGCGACAGGCCGTGGCGGAAGCGAGCCTCCAGCTTGGAAAAAGCGGTATCCACCTTCGATCCCATATAGGCCGACAGGATGCGGGCGCCGGCGGAACGCTGCGCATCGGTCCAGCGCGTGAGGCCGCTCCAGCGGAAGCCCCATTCCATCGCCTTCGACATGACACCGGGAACACTGTCGCCCGCGACATGCGGACTGAGGACATGGCCGATCAACCCGTCATAACCCTCGCCGATCAGATAGGCGAGCTCGCGCTCGAAGCCCTGGCCGCGGCCCTTGACGCTCTCGACCAGCTGGTCGGCATAGCTCTTGAACAGCGGCTTGCCGTGGAAATGCAGGTTAGCGGCACCCGTCACCACATCGGACATGGAGGAGACAACGGCCGCCATTAGCTTCGACATGCTTTGCCAGGCGCGAATGCTGCTGCCGATCCGGGCCGCCGTGAGATTTTCCGGTGCCAGGGTCAGGCCCCGCACCTCGGCAAGGGCGCTGGCGATCCGGCCATGGCCGTCCGTCGTCAGGGCGCGGATTTGGCCCTGCTTCGCCGCATCGGGGATCCGCTTGTCGTTGCGGATGCGCAGCTGCAGGCTGTCCATCAAGCCGGACAGCATGACCTCCGGATTTGGGCCGAGGATCTGCATCTGTGACGCCAGGCGCGCGGCGCGCTGTTGATGCGCGATCATCGAGGTCACGACGTTGCCATGGCCGAACTGGCGGTTATAGGCCAGCCAATCATCCGCCGATTTGAAGTGCAGCACCCGGTGGCGCTCCAGGGTTCGGGCAAGGTTGGCGGGGCCGGTAAATTCGCCCTTCTGGGCCGCAGTGATGGTGCTGTCGCGGCCGGTGACGATCGTGCGGTAGGCCTGGCGCAAGAATTCCACCGGATCGTCGATCGCCTTGCGCAAGTCGCCCCGCTGCAGATCCAGCTGCTTTTGCTGGTCGCGCAGGCTTGATCGCCGCTTGTCGGCCGCATCGCGGCGGGCCTCGACCTCGGCACGCTGATCCGGCAGCTGCTTGCGCTCAGCCTCGATCTTGGCGAGCGCGCCGTCGATCCGGTCGATCACGTCATGCGCCTGGTTGGCCTTGCGGCGCAACCGGTTGAGGCCGACGGTGTTCTCGCTCGCGGCGCCCTTCAGCCTGCCTGGCTGGCTGCGCCGCAGGGCATCGCGAAGTTCCGGCCGGGCCGAGACCTGGCGCTCGATGTTGCGCATCAGATAATCGGCCTGCTGATCCGGATCTACGACCATGGCGTCCTTAGTGCCAAGATCGCCCTCGCGCGCCTGCTCGACCATGACGGTGGCAAGATCGTCGACATGCTCGGCCTTGTTGAACGGCGCATCCCGCTCGTCCTCGACGAAGCCCTTGAAATGCTCCCATAGCTCTTTCCGCGCCGCTGCGTCGATCTCGCCCCGTTCCAGCTTGAGGCCGTACTCAAACAGCCGCTCGTGCCAGGCATCGGTGAATTCGACCTGCCGGCTTTCAAACTGGATCTTGCGGGGAGCGATCGACGACTTGCCTTTGGGGTTGCTGTTGCGCAGGGCCTTGGCGGCCGCCTTCAGGCGCGCACGGTTGCCGGATAGCCGCTGCAGGGTCGCACCATATTCGCCCTGCCGCTCCTGCAGCCTTGCATCAGCAATCGCCCGCCGGCGCTGCAGGGCCTCGGCACGCCCGGCCAGCAGGGTCTCGCGGTCGTCGATTGCCTCCAGTCCTTGGCTCAACAGCCGCACCGATTTGTCCGCCGCCTCCAGATCAGCCGTCACGCGCTCATGCTCGGCCGCCAGGGTATCGATGCGCGCCTGGTCGCGGCCAAAGGTGCGGTCCATGTCGAGGCGCGGCAGGATCGCCTGCACCCATTCGCTTTCGGTAGCACCCAGCAGCTTGTGCGGGTCATGTACCTGCGGCCCGGCCCAGCCATCCAGCTTACCAATCGCGGCACCCATGCGGTTCAAGTCGGTCCGGGACAGTTCGGCGAAGGTGGCGAAAGTCCGCGCCATCCATTGCGCGTCCTGGTTCTTGGTGACGCCCGGCTTGCCGCCTTGGCGCAACTCGAACATCTCGCGGACGATGTCGTCGGCAAAGGTACTGTCGCCCAGCATGCGCTCGATATGCGGCCGCTCGCGCTGGATGGTTGCCAGCATGTCGCCGACGAAGCGGCTCTCGAAGGCGAGGCGCGTCGCCGACACTGAGACGCGGCCGGAGGCAATACCCTTGGCCGTGCCTTCCAGCACCGCCAGCACCGCGCGGGGATAGCTGAGCCCGCTGGCGACATGGTCGGCGATGGTGCGCTCCAGCCTGTCCCGCACGATCGCATTGAGCGCGGCATGCTTACGCTGCAGCGCCGCCGCGATCTTGGCCTTCTGCCCCTCCTCGCGCGCCAGCTGGCGCAGCCGGCGGTCCAGCTGGTCGATCTTGCCCTCTGCGGTCAGGCGGTCGCGATAGCCCTGGATCTTCTCGAAGACCTGTTCCAGATCCTGGTCGCTGATATTCGGCGCGACGCGCCGGACGATATCGATACATTCCTGCGCGCTCATCCCGCCCTCGCTACACACGCCGCGGCGGCATCGAGGCCGGCCGCGTATTCATCCGCCTGCGCCGCCGCCGCATCCGCGTCGCGAATGGCGTTCACCTCATCCGGCCGCAACCGGCTCTCGATCTGCTTCAAGGCCGCCGCTTCGTCGAAATCGCCGCTCTCGCTGTCGATGCCGAGCTCGCGCGCCAGATCTTCCAGGCCGCCGGCGGGCTGTTCGATCCGCGCGGCGGCGGCCGCGACTTCCGGATCCGCTGGCAGATCTGGCGCGGTTGCCGTGCTCAGCTGCTTTCCCTCGGCGCCGCGCGCCGTCGCCAGGATGTCCCGTGCCGACAGCGCCTCGCCGAACAGGCGTGGGCCGGCAAGGTTCATGCTGGCCTGGTCGACATAGCGGCCGAGCCCGATGCGCAGCTTCTCCTGGCCGACCGCGCGTGACAGGTTCTCGCCATACATCAGCTGCAGGAAGGCGCGCACCTCGGCCGATCGCGGGTCGAACATGTCCATCTGATCGGCGAGGTCGCGCAGCTTCGCGCCGGTATCGCGGGCGCGCCGGATCATGCCGACCGCCTGCATCAGCGCGACCGTCTGGTCCATTTCCGGGATGATGTCGCCGATCGCCGCTGCGACGCGCAGCTTGACCCAATCCGGCGCCAGGTCGGTCAGGGCCTTGCCGATCGTCCGCATATTGTCGTCGGTGCTTTCCAGCAGCCCGCCGATCAGGTGGGGATCCTCATAGGCCCGCGCCAGCAGGGCCGCCTGCAGGCGCCGCACGCCATCTTGCGAGAGCCGCCCCTGCGCATCGACCAGGGCGCCGCGTTCTGCCGCCGGCACGGTCTCCAGCCAGCTCCGGACAAAATCGCGGTTGCCGGCGGCGCCGATGTCGCCGCCGCTCCACAGGTCAAAGATCTCGTTTGGCAGGTTGCGGGCGTCGGACTGCGCCCGCTCAGCGGCACCCATGGCGAGCGTGGTACGGTCATTTGCCTCGCGCGCGAGGGCGGCGCGGTCTTCCAAGGAGAGATCGCCGAGGCGCCGGCGGATCAGAATGGGCTCTTTCATGCCGTCGATGGCAAAGCCCTGGTCCTTCAGCCAAGCACGATAGGCCGCGGCCGTCTGCAGGCCCTCGGCATAGGCGCGGCGGATGGCGAGCGTGCGGCCATTGCCGCTTTCGACGATGTTGTCACCACCGACGATCGGGGCGCCGTCGCCGGCGGCGGCTGTGCGGCCCAGCAGCTCGGGATCCAGGCGCGCGGAAATGTCCGCGATCTGCGCTGCAGATGCGGCCCGGCCGCGGTCGCGCGGCTGCAATTCGGCGGGGAAAGCGGGATTTACGGCGAGTTCGCCGTTATGGCTGGTAACGAGCGACGCCGCATCGACCACCTCATAGCGCACCGGCACACGCCGGCCGGCCGAGGTGACGGCGACGGATTGACGGGCTAGGGTTTGGGTTTGCCCGCCGGCTTCAGATCGGCCACCACTTCGCGCAGGGCCTTCAGCTGGTAGTGATCCGTCGAGGCGTCGAGATCCAGGAACATTTGATCCGGGGCCGTCTCCGCCGTCGGGGTCGTGTCGTTGGCTACCTTTTTCGACGAGGGCCGGGCTGGACCCCCGGGGAACGTCGTTCGAGTATCGGGCATAGCTGTCTGCCTCCGATTTTAAGGCCTCATAAGTCCGGATAGGCGCATCGCCGACGGACCGCACATACTCAGGATCGACGAAGCGGCCTTCCTCGCGGAAGCGCTTGATCGCACGGTTAACGGCCTTTTCTGAGGGAATTTCGGCCAGGACGAGATGAACATCGTAACCTGCCTGCTTCAGAAGGTGGATACGCTCGCGGATATTGTCAAGCGTTTTTCCAACCAGGGGCAGCACCAGGTTGTCGCCGGAGCGCACCGCCCGGGCCAGGACACCGGCCGCGATCTGGTCGCTCTCCTGGTGGACGGCCATCGCGCCGAGCCCGCCCTGGAACTCTGGCAGCTGCGCCTTGGCCGCGTCGCTGTCGACGATCAAGGCCCTATACTGCGCCGCCAGGGGATCCGCGATGGTGCTCTTGCCGGCGGCCGGCGGGCCAAGGACGATCACCGCCTGGCGGTTCTTGGCGCCGGCGCCCTCCCCGTACAGCCGGTCCGTCAGCGACGCCCGCAGCTGGTCGCGCTCCGGCGTCGAGACGGCGATCGTCTGCTGCATGGCCCGCGACTGGCTTTGCGCGGCGATCACATCGGCCGGCCAAGGCTCACCCGGTCGCCAGACCATCTCCTCGGCATTGCTGACCTTGCCGCGCAGGCTGTCGGCTGCGGCGACCGCATCCGGGGCCAGCCCGACCGGCCGGCCTGCCGCGAGGTCGCCTGCCGCCTGCGACAGCAGATCCGCGGCTGCTTGCCGCCCGCCCATGTCATCGACGGCGCCGTGGCCGCGCCAGGCTTCCCAGCCGCCATGCGCGCCGCCAGCGGCTGCCCCGAACAGGCCGGAAAAGGCGATATCCATCGCCGCCTGCGTAAAGGTCGTGTCGTCGCCGAACTGCCGCTTGCTGGGGATCAGGTAGGGTTCCGACGCCGCCGTACCGGCCGCGGCCTCCCCGCCCTGCACGACGGCGCGGCCCAGCACCTTGCCGGCGGTCGGCCCCAGGAAGCGCGCCATGCGGGCAACGACTGCGGCCTTGGCGACAGGGCCGGCAAGAGGGATGAAGTTGACGGGATCCGGCGCACCGCCCAGGAGCTCGGCGCCAAAACCCAGGACCGAGCGCGCACCGTAGGGGCTGCGGTCGATCAGGTAGCGGCGATAGGCATTCTCGTCGAAGGCATCAGCCTTGGCCTGCGCGCGGGCGACGGTCATCCGGTTGTCGAACGGAACGCCGTCACGGTAATAGGGCGACTTCTTCCAATCGTCCTCGCTCAGCAGCGGCACATCTGTCCGCACCATGCGCGGCGGGCCGCGATGCACACCCTGCGTCGGGTCGACCATGCGGTCGTCATTGGGGATAGCGACGTTCGCTTGACCCTGACCAAGGGTCGAATTCCACCAACCTTCGCGCAGCTTAGAGCCTAGATAGTCGCCGATCGGCGTTTGAAAATTCTCGACCTCCGACAGGCGGTCGAAAACGTCGGAAGTGCTGACGGAAGGGAAAGGCTGCAGGTCGCTCATGGGTAATACCCTGGCGTCTGCTCGATCTCGGATTGCGCCTTATCAAGCTCCTCTCGGTGCTTCTTGGCGGCGTCCATCACCTCCTGCAGGCTCCAGACGCGCGGGTTGCCATCGGCGCCGGCGACGGCCTTGCCGGTCCCCGGCTCGATCAGGACGAAGCCATTGCCCGAATTGATCCAGACGCCCCGGGTCACGGTCGGCTTGAGGTGATAGGCCTCCCACTGCCGGGCGGCAGCCTTGTCGGTCGGCCGATCAGCTTCGAGCAGTTGCGGGATCGCGCTCTCACGCAGATACGCAAAGCCCTCCTCCAGCTTATCGGCGTCGGTTCCTTTGGCGACGACGACCTGCGCCAGGTCATCGACACTCACCGGCTCCAGATGACCGAACAGGTCGGCATAGCTGGTCGTATCGGCCTTATCGAGGCCGGCGGCCGATCGCGCCCGCACCACATGCTCCAGGTCGGCGCTGTCCGCCTCGATACGCTGGTCGTAGGCAGCGTCGCCGGTCAGTTGGTATTGCTTCGCCAGCACCCCGCCGATGCCATCGCTATAGGCGTCATGCGCCTGCTTGCGGATCGTTTTGACATCGTCGTCGGTCAGCACTGCCTTTGCCGGCGGGGCCGACAGTTCACCCAAGACCCGGCGGGCAACAGGGACGCGGCTGGGATCATCGCGCACCATGTCGAGCGCCCGGCGCACACTCTCCGGCAGCTTCGCCGCCTCCAGCTGTGCGAGCGCCTGGCCCGCCTGGTCGCCCGGCAGCTGCAGCAGCTGCGCGACGAGCCCGAATTTTTCATCCGGCGTCGTCGCCGAATTGAACCGCTTCACGAACTGGTCAGCCTCATCCGGCTTGAACACCGGCACATCGACGCCATAGGTCGCCTTGGCCCGCGTCACCGCCTGCATGCGCGCCTGCACCTGGTCGGGTTTGGAGAAATCCAGCTGGGTGTGCGGCACCACGCCCTGCGCCTCGGCCCAGGTCAGGGGATCCTGCTTGATCTGGTCGACGACGCGGCCCAGCACCTTCTCGCCCGTTTGAACGCGATTGGCGAGTGCGGCGGCCATGACCGGATTGTCGGCCTTGGCGGCATCCTGTTGTGTCCGCTTGATCTCCGTCAGGATATCGGCCGGCGCCATCTTCAGCAGGTTGGTGGTCCAGCCGAGATCCGCCTTGGCCTGCTGCAGCGTGCCCGCCGTCTTCGGGTCCAGCTTGTTTGCGCGTGAGACCAGGTCGTCGAAGCCGGCATAGACCGTGCCATCCCGCAGCGCCGTCAGCGCGAAACTCGCCTCGGTGTGCAGATCCGCAACAGCCGCTCGACGATCGGCTTCGGCCAGGCGCTTTTGCTGTTCTGCCTCGGCCTCGCGCCGGTGCAGCTCAACCATATTGTTATTGACCAGCGCATTCTTGCTGTCGGCCGAGAGATAGCCGTCGAACTTGCCGCTCGCCAGCATCTCCTTCGCCTTGTTCGGGTCTGTCTCATTCAACCCCTCGAAGGCCGCTTGCGTGATGCCGTAGCGCGCGATCTGCCGCTGCCGCTCCTTCTCCGCCGGCGCCAGGCTCGATGCCTCGATCGCGCCCTCGGCAACACCGATCGCCTTTGGCAGACTGCCGAAATTGGTACGAACGCCGTTCGCCTGCAGATTGACCACGTCGCCGATATCACCGGCCTGCTTGTCGAGGCGGCTTTTCGCCTCGAAGGCCATGGAATGGCTGGCAATGTTCCCGCGCAGATCCGCGAAGCGCATCTCTATCCAAGGCCGCGCGCTCTCAGGCGCTGATGCGACCCGCTGCTTCACATCTTCGTCAAAGCCCTCCAACATACTCTTGGTGAAATCCGGCGCGCCGACAGCCGCATTATTCTGCGCGTCGATCATCTTCTGCTGCCAATCGATCTCAGCCTGCGAATAGGCCTTGGCTGCTGTTACGGCGTCTGACTTCTCACGCTGCCGCTGCGCCGCTTGGTTCGCCTGTTGCAGATCGCCGCTGATATCCGACCCGGCCTGGCTGATGGCGCCAAGGACGGATCCAGCAGCGCTGCTGCCGACATCGATCCGCGCAGCAGTGCCCCCACTGCCAGGCCCCGGTCGGTCACCAAGTTCATCCCATGTCGGAAGCCGCATGCCGAATGCCCCTTACGTCTTCCCGCCGCCGAGTTGCGGCGACGGATCGACATTGGATCCGTAGTAATTGTCATAGACTGAGGTCCCGCCACTCAGCAGTTTGGCGCCGCTCTTGACCAAGCCGCTGGCGAGATAGTTTCCGGAGTCCATGCGGTCGATGGCGGCTTGGCTTCTCAGCTTCGCCTCATCGGCTGTGGCGCTATGCTGGATCATCAGCGCGTCGAGCTCCGACTGGCCGGCAGTCTCCTCCATCACCAGCAGCGGGGAACCTTCGAGATCTAGGCCGCTCGCGCCAACCTGTGCGCGCTGCGTCGACAGCAGGCGCCGCGCCCGGTCCTTCACCTGCTGCGTCTGGTAGTCCGCTTCCTGTTGCCGGGCGGTTGCCTCGTTGTCCGCCACCTGCGCGTTGTATTTCGCCTGGTTGCTGGACTGCACTGCCGTCATGGCGGTGCCAGCGGCGGCGGCAACAATCGCGGCAATTGCGGCAGCCTCTTCGATCCCTGTCATGCCGCCTCCTCGCTTAATGCCGGACACGGAGCAACCCGGGCGTAGAGATAGTGATCGTTGCCTGCGGGGTCATAGGCGGTCGCCTTGCCCTCGACCTTGAAGCCCAGCACATCCATCCAGCGGCAACCCTCGCCATGGCCGGCAAGAACGGTGGCCTCTATCCGCCGATAGCCCATGTCATGGGCCAGCTGCAGGATCCGCTGCACTTCGCGAGTAATCTTCACCCAGGCTGAGCGTGGCATCCGCCGATCGATCAGTGACCAAGCCACGGCGCGGCCTTGCCATTGCGGCTTAATACCCGCGCAGCCGACCACCAGGTCGCCCGCCACCGCCGACCAGCTAAGTTCCGGCTCTTCCAGATACTCGCCATAGCCCTCGCGGCTCAACCAGCGCTGCACCGATCGCTGCGCCTGCTGCAAATCCATGTAATCGAGGTCATGCGCCTGGAACGGGCGAAAGCGAATGTCATTCATCGGAGGTCACCACGCGCGGATAGAGCGACAGCACGGTCATCGGCAGCGGCTGGTCCTGGACGATCATCATGTCGCCGGTCGTGTCGTAATCGCCGGGGAAGTCGACAACGTTGTCACCAGAGAGAAGCGGCATCGGATGATCCATCGGCGCATCCGGATCGCGGTCCTGATTGACCGGCTCCCGATTGACGTCATCCCGGCCCAGCCAACCCAGCAGCGAGCGCAGCATGCGAACGATGACTTTGCTGATGATCTTAGTCTTGCCCTGCGCCGTGCCTTCGGCCTGGCCGGCCTCCAGCGGCATCGGCTTCAACCGCGAAACGAACTGCAAGCCGACATGGACCGTGTTGGCGGGATAGTCGAGCTCGACCTTGCCGCCGACGACCTGCTTTTCCGGATGGACCGCGCCGTCCGTTAGGATCTGCACCGTCTCGCCTTCCAGATGGTCCAGGCCGGTGAGCTCGGTCACCGCAACATTGGGGTCACTGTAAGACAGACCGCAGTCGACATAGAATGCATCGGCCTGGTTGCCGCCCAGAGGCAGCGGATCTTCCAGCACTTCGACGTACCGCTTGACCTGGCCGTTGATCGTGCGACGGACGATCAGCCAGACCTCATCCGATCCGCCGGACCCTGGGATGGTCGCAACACTTTCAACGAAAGCATCACCCCCCAGGATATGCCGGTGCCAGGCCGTCACCTGCTGCTCCGCGATATGCGTGCAGGCCGCCAACTGCCCGTCACTCCGGACTGCCCAGATGATGCTGAATGGCTCCGACTGATAGGCCATTTCGACGATGCCGGGGCGCGTCGCCTGCTCGGCAAGCAAGGTCAGGTCTTCCGCCTTGTAGCTGTCGGTCTCGAAGCTGTATTGCTCCTTCATGATCTTTCGGCCGAGCAGCTGCAGGAACACCGCGGCATCGTCGATCAGAACCGGCATGATGTTCGCGCACCGGCGCCTCGTGTGCGGCCGGGCTTTGGCATTCGTGGGGGTCAACGCGCTGGAGGCCGTATCCGCCTGGATGATGAACTCGGCGCCCCGCGTGCCGGCGACCAGGACGCGCATGGAAGCCAGCCACGAGATCTTGGCGACCCGGTCGAAGCCGAGCGAGAAAGCCAGTGGATCCCCGTCGGTCGTACCCGGCGTGAAGTTCTCAAAATCGCCTGTCTTGGACCCGTCGATCCGCTGCGGCCGCTCGACGGTGGAACTGCCGAAACACAGGCGCTCCTCATGGAACGTGTCAGATCCTGGCCAGCCGGCATAGTCCGACCACAGGCCCATGCGCCACGTCGTAGCCGCCGTCGTTGCCGCAAAAGCCGTCTTCACATCGGCATGCACCTGCGTCGCGCTGTCGACCGTCGTAATCTTCGCATAGCCATAGGCGGCACCGTTCTTGATCCGGATCAGCCGGCCCACGTCTCCCGCCTGGAAACCCAGACCGCGATTGATCCCGGTCACCGCCGATGCGGTAATCGTGATGTTGGCGCCATTGGTGGCTGACGGTATCATCGTCGTGGTGGTGACGTTTTCGTCGAGATACGGCCCGTCGATGAAATCGATCGCCGTTAGGGTCCAGGCCGCATGCCCAGTGCGGGTCAGCTTGCGCGGCCCATATTTCGGATGAACGACATACATCACGTCGTTCGATTGGCACCACTTCAGCAGCGGGATATCCGCCGTCTTGTAAGGCGTCGCGATCTCATAGATCGCACCGCCGCCAGTCAGGATCTGCCCCTTGTTCATGTAGAAGCGGAAATAGAGATTGCCCGCCTCGATGATGTATGCCTGCTCGTCCGAGAACTCGAAATTGATTGCGCGGCCGCGCTGGGTCGAGTCCTTGACCTCGGCAATGAAGCGCGTACCGCCGCGGCGTTCGGCCGGCCCCAGCGCCAAACACAGGAAGTTCTCGCAGATCTGCGAGCTGTTGTAGTAGCGCGATTGATCCGTTCGCCCGTTGAAATACGGGCTGGCCTCGCCGCCGGTAAAATTGGTGAGGGCTGGTGTCGCCTTCGGCATCAGTACCTCGACGCCAGCAATTCGGAGTCCGGCAGCTCCTCCGGCGTCCCCTCCATGGCATCGACCGATCGGGCCTCGCGCAAGGCCAGCTCGTAGGCCTTCCGCGCTTCATCTGTCCGCGCGGCGCTGGTGGTGACGCGGTAGCAGATCAGGTGCGCCAGCTTCATGCCGATCGCCTCGGACAGCAGCGCATCCATGTCGGCTTCGCCAATCCTGCCGATATACCAGCCGCGGAGCGGCGCGGAGACGTTGGTCAGGATCTGGCGCCCCTCGACTTTGAAGCGCGCATTCTTCTCCAGCAGGCGATAGACCCGTAGGCAGTAAGGATCTGTCGGCAGGTTATAAGCGTAGGTGAACTCGAAGGCTGGTTGCGCACCACCGACCGGCAGCGAGAAGCGCTTGGTCGCACAGTTCCATGGATGCGAGCGAAGCACCGCATCGCGTGCAGTGGCATAGCGCGCGAGACACGTCTTCGCGTTCTTACTGCCGTCGTTGATGTCGTTGATCTCTGCAGCCCCCAGGCTGATCAGGGCGATGTTGCAGATCTCGGTGCTCGACGCCATGCCTTGCCCCCTTTATGCCGCCTGGTCCCCGCGCCAACCGCGAACGGCGTGCGCGGGGTGCCCCAGGGCGGGCAGGATGATCAGTCGAGGACGTAGGTGGCATGGCCGCGCAGAACGCCGCCGGCCTGCCAGCCCGCAGTGCTGACGGTCGCCACAAGGGTCGTCTCCGCCGTCATCACGTCACCGACATTGGTAGCCACGTCGGCCGCGAAGCTGCCGTTGCCGGCCGCCGCGATGCTAGTGGCTGCCAGATACTTTCCGGCGGTGCCCGCGACGCCGATCTGCAGGGCGCCGGTGCCGCCCATCGCGCTGTTGGCATAGCGGCCGCCGAGAAGGCGGGCGCCCAGCGGCAGGGTGCAAAGGTCGACAGTGTCGTTGAGAGCGATACCGCCGGCCGGGACGGTGTAATCGAAATAGGCGACGCGGATGCGGCCCTTCAGTTCGTCCGGCGCAAGCATTTTCGGCGGTACGTTGGTACGCTTGGTCTCTTGAACGCTTTTGTAAGCAGCCATGATCAGGTCTCCAGTAGCTGTGTCTCAGGAAGGCGATAAGAGGCGCAGAGCGCCCCTTACACGCTCTCGTCGCAGTCGCAGACGACGATCTTCTCGTCCTCGATGCGGGTGGCATCCATCGACATGGTCACCAGCAGCTGCGTGGCGTTGCCCTTGTCACGACGCGGCCCGATGTCAACCGTCACGTCCTCGCCGACCGCAAGGCCAATCGCACCCTGTGCACCGAAGATGCAGCGGCGGATATTGCCGGTCTTCTTCAGGCGCTCGATGCGGGTGAACTTGAAGTTCAGGAAGGTATCGATCTTGCCCTCGGACAAAGCCTTGACCGAGTTGTAATCGGCTGACTTGATCTCTGTCGTGTTGAGGAGGTTCGTGATCTCGTGCGATGCCACATAGGCATTGCGCGGGATATCATCGTCGACCTCGTTGCCATCCAGGATCTCCTTGATGATGAGGAGCTTGGCCAACGTCATGCCAGTATTGGCGCCGGTGACATTCACCGCGACGATCTGGTTGGCGGGCAAGGCGATCGGCGTTGCCGCATTGTCTTCGTCGATCGCATATGAATTGGCATCCGACGCGGCGATGATCAGATCGTCTTTCTGGCGGTTGGCCGCTGCGATCGCGTTCTGCATGTACTTGCCCTGCGGATCCGCGATCATCCGCATCACGTCCTGCTTATCCAGCAGGTGCGGCAACTCGAAATCGGCAAGGGTGATGCGGCGACGAGAATGCGGAACTTCGACGACACCGGTGTCCTGGTGACGCGACGTGCGGCGCTGCATGCTGACCTGGCCGATGCGGTCGAAGTAGCCGAAGCGGCCGGCAAGCATGTCGGGATCGGTCCGGCAGAGGCTGAGCATGCGGGCGTCTTTCTGCTGCGAGAGCATGATGAAGTCGCCGGCGAAACGATCCACAAATCCAACGGGAACGGTACTCTGTTGCATGGTGCCCTCCTAGAGCGAAGCCGGAATTTCCAAATCCGGCGGGGTTGTCGCTGAGATCGGAGGGGTTGCCCGCCGAGGCCGCCCGGAAAACCGGACTCCTCACGGACCCACTGCCTGGACGGTGTCGCCCGTCTTCGGCGGCCTGAAAGCCTCAGGCCCGGCACCGGACCCGACGCCGAAGCGCCGGGTTGCCCGGATCAGTTGGCCGCAGCACCTTTGGCAAGTGCATACAGGGCATTCATGTGTGCCTGCATGTCCTTGTAGCCTTCGGCTTTGCGGTTGACGTAAGGATGGTTCGGATCCTTCGCCGCTTCAGCGCGGATCCGCTTGATTTCTGCATCGGCTTGCGCGGGCGTGGTTATCGGCTGCGTTCCGGCACCGCCGCCCTTGAGGCCTTCCAACTGGCCATCTTCGCTGATATTCGCGCCGACCTGTGCGAAAGCCTTTGCCAACACCGGATTGTCGAGCAGATAGGTGCCATCGCTGAGCCTGATCCCGCGGGCATCAGCAAGCTCCTTGCCGAACACAGATTTGACCGCGCGATTGGCGAGATCCAGCTTGGCGTCATATTCGCCACCCCAGTCCTTGCGCAGGCTTGCCTCTCCAGCCTTGGCGAACTGATCGGCATGAGCGTTGAGCGCCTTCACTTCCTCTGCCCGGACCGCCGCATAGGACTGCATCGCGCCGACCACCTGGCTGTTGCTGAGGCCAAGCTTGTGGAGCTCCGGCAGCATTGCCTTCTGCGTCGCCTCGCTCCAAGGCACGCCATCCGGCACCTTGAAGTTGGCGAGATCGTATTTGTCAGCGCTGTCCGGTCGGCCGAGCTTGTTATACACGGTCGCCCACTCTTCCGGCTTGGCATCGGCGCCCGGGATCGCGATCGCGCGGCCGGCGAAGCTTTCGAGCTCGGTATAGCCCTTGGCCATGTCGGCCGGCGATTTCCAGCCCTTGGTCTGGACGAGCTGCTGGTGCGGTTCGAAGCCTTCGCCCCATACGTTGCCGCCACCGCCCGCGGGCGGATTGCCGCCGCCGCCCGCCGGCGCGTTGCCACCGCCGCCGTCCCCGCCACCTTCCGGTGCCATACGGGCCACACTCCACAACGTCGCGAAAACCCAATCGCCACCGATACGGAAACGGGTCATTCGTCACCTTCCGGTCGGAGCGGCGGCTTCGCGGCCGCCAGGAAGGCGTCAGCCGCTGCGATCGCGTCGGCCGCCACCTTCTGCTCGGCGTGGCTGTAGCCACCCTTCCGCTTCAGCAGCAGCGCGCGTTGGGCCTCGACATAGTCGACAAACAGACTGCTCGGATCCTTGCGGTCCGGGCGGTCCGTCGGCGCGGCCTCGGATTTCTGGTCGGGCTTGGCCATGGGCTCAGGCCTCCAAATCCGCGGCAGCCCTGGTCGCCGCATCGACCAGGGCTTGCTCCTCTGACGGAAAGCCGCTCATACCGGCAAGCGCCGCGGCGATCAGCTTCAGAGCCTTGCGTGCCGCCACGTCGACAGCCGGCTTTGGCAACGGAATGCGCGTCGTCTTGGCTGCCGCCGATTTCTTCGCGGCCTTAGCTGCCGGTTTCTTGGCCATCGATAGCCTCCTCTGGCTCGTTGGAAAGGCGGATGAGCTCGTCATCGCTCATGCCGCAAATGCTCGCGATGCGCAGCCCAACGCGGCGCACGCCGTCATTGAAGCCGGTCATGATGGGGTCACCTGGCACCACGACGGCGTTGCGCACGTTGCAGAACTTCAGGAGGTCCGCCAGGACCACCTTTCCTTCCGGGGTCCCGAAAACCTGGCGATAGAGATGCCTGCGCCGGAACAACAGTTGGAAGCGGTCACGCAGCCGCATCGGCGCCTCCCGCTTGCATGGCCTTCAGGGCTGGCAAGGCGCGAACGGCATTCGCGGCGGTTTCAATACCTTCCATCGCCTGCTTCTGCTGCAATGCCTGGGCCTGCGCTTGCTGCCGCGCTTGGCGCATCTCGCCGACCTTATCGGTGTCGCGCATCCAATCCTTGGGCAGACCGAGAGCATCCGCCGTATCCCGATAGGCAAGATCCGCATCCAGGTTGTCCGCCAGCGCCTGATCCATCTGCACCATAGGCGCGGTGATCTCATTGAACTGCGCCAGGGCGCGAGCTCGCGCGACACGCTGGCTCTTGACCGCCGGCGAAACATACTCGATGACGAGTGTCTGCCCCTGCAGCTCGGTCGGCAGCGGCAGGAAGGCGCCGCCGCGCATCATGATGCCGAAAACCCGCTCGATCATGACTTCCAGGTCTTCCAGCATCAGCCGGCCCGTATAGGGGCTAAGGATCCGCTGGTTTTCGTCCGTGACCTGCAGCACCTCTGTCGCTGTCATCCGGTCCTTGCGGATCATCTGGATAACCGGCTTCAAGAAAGCATTGTCGATGCGGGTGCGGACGCCCTGCATGATCTCCTCGCCGATATCGGGGCGGCCACCGGTCAGCAGCGCCTTGATCGGGTCGATCGAGTAGGTTCCCGAGCGATAGTAGGTAATGCCATTGGCATTGGAGCGGATCGGGCCGACGACGCCGTCATCGGCGACCATCAGGGGCGGATCGATCATCTTCTCGCCGCCACGGATAGTGACCTTCATGGTCCGCTGCAACATCCTTACATCGGCCAGGGCTTTCATGCCGCAGCCGCGGCCGTAGACCTCATCCGCGCGCTTGGTCCAACGCGGCGTCGAATAGGGCATTTCCTGAAAGCCGCCCTCGTCGATCATGTGCTTGTCTTCGACGCAGACATACTCCGAGCCCATCGGCATATTGAGCCGATCGCGCTTGCCGCTATCCAACAATTGGCGGGGCTCGACCGCGTGAATAAAGCGGAACTGTGTCTCTTCTTTTTTCGGGTCGCTCGCTGCTTCCTGGACTTTGGCGCCGCACTTGCGCCCCCACCGCCCAACTGCCTGCCGCGCCGACAGCTTGAAATCGCGATAGACCTGGTCGACTTTTCCATCTGCATTTTCGGCGAGCAACAGCTGGCGCAACGGCACGCTGTTGAAGATGATGCCGCGTCCGGGCCGATCGGCGATGAAACCGCCAGCAGTACCCATACCGGTCACATCCAGGTACTTCTCATGCTGCGCGGTGGAGAACCCGCCGCGGCCGCTGCGAAACACCTTGTTCATGCGACCGGCGGCATCTTCCAGCCAGAAGGCTACGTTGGCAGATCTGTTCAGCTGCTCGTTCGCAGCGCGTAACCCAAAGAAATCATCCCATGAGGGCGTCAGCGTGGAGACGATGGTCGCGGCCAGCAACTCGTGCGCCGTCTCGCCGGAGTTGTCGAGGACCTTGTCGTTGGACTTCTGGCCCAGCGTCTCGACGCGATTGACCGCCATCGCGAGCGGATAGATGAAATCGCGGACTTCCTGGCAGTGCTGAAGATAGACCCCTCGATCGGCCTGCATACGATCCGCCTTGGCGATGATGTCCCGGATGCGGTCGCTCATCGCCTATTGTCCCAACAGGGTCTTCTTGCCGAGGTTGGGGTCCGTGGTGTCGCCTTGCGTGCCGGTTACCAGCGTGGCCGCGCGACCGCGAGCCTGCTGTGCCGCCAGTTGCTCCTTGCGGCGCGCCTCTTCCACCGCAGGATCCTCCTCCGTTGGCGGAGGGGTCGGCTTCTTAGGCTTTGGCGGTCCACTGAAGACGGCACCCATGGGCTTCCCTTGGTCTCGGCAACGATCAAAGATGAGCTAGCCCATGCTTGGGATCGGCGGCGCGCGAAGTCCAGTTTGCCGCTGTCCCGAAATTCAACTATTTTGTCCCGAAATTCGCGCGTGGCCGCGCTGCCATGCCTCATGCAGCTTCGACCGGCTCATCTGATAACGGTCCTGCAGCTCCTTCCACAGGTCGCCGGCGCCACGCGCCTTGACGATCTCGATCTCATCATCGGGGGTCAGCTTGCGCGGCCGGCCGCGTCGCCGGCGACGATCAGTCTGCATAGGCTTGCCTCTCGCCGTAATGTTGCTGGGAACTCTCAGGATAGTCCTCGTCATAGGCGCGCGTTTGCCTTGGGGCTTCGCTGCTCCGCGCATCGCGCCCCATTGCCGCCCGATATTCACCGCCGCCGAGTAGCCCGTATTGCAGGGCATCGTGGACGTGGCTGAATTCGTTTTTGTCCGGCAGGTCGCTGAATTTCTCGCCGTCCGCCGCCTTGATGCGCTTGAAGCGATAGCCGGAGTTGAAGCCCTTGCGCAGCACTTTGCAGGTGGGAGAGATCAGCAGGCCAGGCTGGCCATCGATCAGCCGGGACAGTGGCAGCCGGACCGCCTCCAACCGCGGCGTGAGGGAGTTGCTGGGCGCTTGGCGGAACGGGATGCGCGTGCGGGATCCCATGATCTGCAGCCAGTTCTGCTCATCGGTCGGCGATCGCGCGCTGGCCGACGGGTCGCCATAGGCTTCGACCGCGCCCTCGTCAGCACGCAGCCAGTCGATGCCGCCGGTCCCGCCGCTCGCCCATGCGCGATACCGGGAGGCGAGCAAGGCCGTCAGGAGCTCACTGAATTTCATCGCGCCCATGCCAGTCGCTGGTGCGATCAGCTCGTCCAGCGCGCGCCATTGCCCATTGGGCATCCGCTGCAGGATGACGATCGCCGGCGTGAGGCCCGCATCGGCGCCGATGTAGAGCTTCAGACCACGCACTGGCTCCAGGGGTTCCGGCGACACATGGAGCTCGTCATTGAATTCCTCGTAAACCGGCTGGCCGTCGCGGCTGGCGCCCCACTGGTTCAGCACCATGCGGCGGATGTACCAGGCCGGTTGCCCAAAGATCTGCTGACCGTAATAGCCATTGACCAGGTTCTTCAGGTTCTCCGCTGCCGGGTTCACCACGTAGCGGCCGCCCGGCATCTTGATCATGGCGCCCGGCTGCTGGAAGAAGGCGAGCGGCGGCTGGCCACCGATATCGATCCCGAGCTCGTCCAGCATCTCCTGCGTCACGGGATTTTCCACGAGCTCGTCATACAGCCAGTGCTCGGTATCCGGCGCGTTGAAGTCCAGCCAGACGCCGCGCCACGATGCACCGGCAAAACCCGCGCCGGCATCGACGGCGGGATAGCGGCCCACGCGACCGCGAACATATGTCAGCGTCTCACGCGCCTGCTTGTCTGCCTCGTTCATGTAGGCGCCGGTGCCTTCCCAGCCCGGCATGACATCGGCGGCGCTGTTGTCGCCGAGGCCGATGAATTCGACGATGATCTCCGCAGTCGTTTCGTCCGGCAGCTTGAACTCGACCGTATGCGTCGCCGGCGATCCGGCCGAGCCACCGACGAAACGACCGAAGCTTTCCGGGACCCACTTCTTCCAGCTGGGGATCGTCGTCTTCTCAAGCTGGCGGTAGGTGTCGCGGATGACCGCGAATTTCGTTCGCCGAACCCGGTCGCGCGGATGCGGTGCCTGGCGCATGCCGCGATACAGCATGTCCATCAGGCAACCGCCTGTCTTGCCGGAACCCACCGGCCCCATGATGCCGCGGATGAAAGCATCGGATGCCAGGAAGCGAGCGGCCACCGGACCCGACGGCGCATAGGCCATGAAGGGCGCACTCATGCCTCCCCCCCGCTCGACCTGGAACCCGCGCCCTGACCCGCTCCCCGGCCCCGGGGGTGTCCCGCGGATCCAATCGCCCAAAATTTCGGGACAGCGCGTTCCCTGGGGGCGGGCAAAGGGTCAGGCTCGGCTTGGGGGGTGCCGGCCTCCGACGCGCCGGTCCAGGCCGCGGCGATCACGACCGGCCCGGCTGCCGCCTGGATCCCGCGCGAGTGCAGCAGCTGGTCGCCGCTCATTCGCCACCGTCCCGCTGATCCGCAATCAGCGGCTCGCTAGCCGCAACCGCTTGATCTGCCTGCGCTTTCGGCTCGCTGTCCAACTGCGGCTGTCCAACTGTGGCCTGATCGATCAGGCTAACTTCTTGATTTTGCTTGCTTCCCGGAATGACCTCGACGGCGGACAGATCCATCACCTGGCCGTCGACGCCACCGCCCGCCATCATCACGAATAGCCGCGGATCCACGAGGTTCAGCGTCGGCAGGTCGCCCCTGACGGCGATCTCCACCGGCATCTTGCCGTGCAGGTACGGCGCCAGCTCGGCCGCCGCCTTCACCTGCAGGCCATAGGCGTCCAGCTTGTTGCAGCCGAGCTCGCCAGCCAGGTCGGCCACCGGCCGGCTGTACGTCTCCGCCAGCATCTCCAGCGGCGATCGGTACTTGGACAGCAGGTAGCGCGCCCAATCGGTGGTGCGCTTGTTCGGCGCGCCTGCCGGCCGCCCTGGCCCGTTGCGTGGCGCCTGCAGGACCGCTTGGCGCTGCGTGCGATCGAGCGGCAGCTGGTCGACCTGATCTGCCGGCAGCAGCGGCAGCTGCAGCGCCGGCGAGGCCGGCGCATCGGCACCATCGGCGGTCGCCGCGACGGCCGACGCGAGGCCGGCGGAGAAATCGTCGCCAGCCATCAATATCCGCCCAATATTTTATTGGTTAGGCGCCGCGTTAGGTCGCGGTTAGGCGCCGAGCGATCACCAAGCCATTGAAAGAGAGCCATCTATTTCCCTCTATCTATTAAACCTAACGAACTAACCATCTAACTACTTGTCTGCCCTGATGCGTGCGCGTGTGTGCGTGTGCATAAAAGGGAGACTTGGTTAGGCGGTTAGACGGTTAGCCCCGCTGCATCCCTTTGATGCGACACACAAACCGCCTAACCGAATTCCTAACCATGGCCTAACCACCCGCACCCGGTGACGCCGAGGCGCCAATCGCCGGCCGCGTTTCATGCCGGCTACGCCACTGGGTCGGGGTCAGGGACAACAAGGCCATGGTTAGAGCGCTCCCGGGCCAGGGTCGGGGCGATCGCCGGCATCGGATCGTGCGGCGTCGGCCGCGCTCCGGTCCCTCGCCTCGACGACCTCATACACTTGCGCAGCACCGAGGGCCGGCGAGGAACCTGCGGCCGACCCGTCTTGGTTAGGCGGGCTTCCGCCCGCTGGCAGGCAAACGGAGAGGGGCAGAAGGGTCGCCTTCGAGGTGCAGCCGAACCACAGAGCCTTGGTCGGCACGCGATGCGGCAAGCGGCGTAGCGACTGCACCCAGACGCCTTGAGCACCAGGCCGTGCGCCCCACTGCGTCCCCTCGAATAGCTTTGCGAGGCCGCGGTGGACGTTGGCAACGGCAAGCCAGGGATCGCCCTCGACCTGAACGATCTTGAGGCCGACCTCCTGCAGGATCTTGTTTGCATTCTCGCGGCGATCGGCATCCAGGCCATCCTCTTTGCCGGCGACGCGGCCGATCCAGCGGCCGATCGGATAGCGCTGGCGATCGTGCGGGTTCTCCAACACGGTCGAGAGCAGATACCCAAGGCAGGATTTCTCGTCAGTGAGATCGCTTTCGATCTCCGCCAGGGTCGAGGCCTGCAGCTTCTTCTGCCACGCTTCGAGGCTGTCGCTGTCGGGCTCGTGGTCGTAGAGCAACAGATCTGCCATCGCGAGGAGCGTGCCGAAAACGTCCTGGCCGCGCGCACTATGGCCGGCCTGCCCCATCGCTGCGCGATATGCTTCGATCGTCGCCGGCGCGCGGTGCCAGTTGTCGACCAGGCGCCGCAGCAGCTTGGCGCCGAGATCGCCCATGCGCCTCGGCGTCACCACCGGCGGCGCTTGGTCTGTCTTCAGCTGGTCGAGCTCCAGGATCGCCATGCGGCTGCGATCCTGCGGCAACAGCGGCGGGATCAGGATCGAGGTGAACAGGAAGCACGAGCGCACGGTGAACTGTGCGGCCTCGTGGTCCTGCCCGCCACGGATCGCGAGCGATCCGCTGGCCGCATCACGCGCCAGCTTGATCAGCTGGCCCATTTTGCGATTGTCTTCCTCGGCCTCAGCCTCATCGATCGCGACGGGCAAAGAAGCGTGCTTGAGGATCTGCCGGACAGCCGCCGCCGTTGCATCGCTCGTCTGCAGCATGCCGTTGTCACCGAAGATCCATTGCACGGCCTTCTGCAGGCTGGACTTGCCGGTACCGAAGCCGCCGGTTGTCCAGGCGAGCGCGCGCCAGGGGCTGGCGCCGCCGGCCATGGCATTGCCGATCCAGCCGAGCAACAGATAAGGGTCGATGTCCTTGCGGCGCCAGTTCCAGGTCTTGAAGATGTCCAGCACTTCATCGGCGGGCGATTTCTTGCCACCCGCCATGGGCTGGGGTTCGGGATGAGGCCGCAGGCTGGGGCTCGCAGTGGGATACACCATCTTGCCAACCAAGCCGGGATCGCGCTCTTGCCACCAACGACCGGGAGCAGGCTTGCCATCGGCTGGGACGATGATCAGCCGGTCGCCAGCATGAAGGATCAGCTCCCCGTCCGGACCGGCCCAGGCGCCGGCGCCACGCACGCGCTCTTGCGGCGACCAGACGCCACACACCGCGGCGGTCGCCATCAGATTTTCGGCCGCGAGCTCCGGCTTCCAACCGGTGACGTACCACTTGTTTTCGTCCTCATCGAACTTCTTGCGCGGCCAGAAGTCGTAGAGCAGTTCGGTGCGCCGGCCGAACAGCGATTGCACGTTGAGGCGGCTATGATCCTTCGCCTTCAGCACGCGAAGCTGGCCGAGTTGATCGAGATAGAAAAACAGCTCGTTGCTGACGCCGAGCGGGACAACCGGGCACGTCGGCGGCAATTCCGGGTCTTTCGCCTTTGGCTCCCCTGGCGCGCCTTCGTTGTCCGCCGGCGGCGCCTCGCGCGTGATCTCCTCTGCGTTGTCGTGCATGGAGCGCAGCTGATCGATGCCATCGGGGCCGCTCATGACCGGCCTGCCTTACGGTCGAGACGTTCGATTTCAGCGATGATGAGGGCGCCGGCACGCACCAGGTCGCGTCGGCGATCCTTGGGCTTGAGCCAACGAGGAGCCCATGGCCACATCTGCACAACGATCGACGTGAAACCGCGCATGATCCCATACACCGCGCCGCGATGCGCTTCGCGTTCATCCTCCGTTGGCAGCGATGCCATGTAGGCATACGAGGCGGCGGCCCTAGCCATCTCGCCGGCGGAGTGGCTGTCGTCATGGCTGATATCCCAGCCTTCTCGACGGATCTGCCCGTACCGCTCTTCGAGCAATTCCGACGCGATCGATAAGCTCACCCCCTGTTGCTCGTCTGGGATGTTATCGGGCTTCATACACTCCCCCTACTCTGCTGGTCTTGCTGCGCCATCGACGCCAGCTGCATCACCTCATTCGGGTCCTTGACGCCCTGCGGCGGCACGGCGATCCGGACGCGCTTGCCCTGGTTCAGCTGGTTGTCGATGACACGACGGAAATCGAGATCGGCTTGACTGCCGGGTTCATCGTTCTGTTTCCAAAAGCGCACGCCCTCGACCTGGTCCGGGAAGCGCAGGCCCCCCATGTTCGAGATCGAGACGCCGGCACCGACACGCAGCTCCGGCATGGCGATCGCCACCGACAGCGCATCCTCGATGCCTTCGGTCACATCGATCCACACACCCGACTTGCACTCGCGCAGCTTCCGGCCCGGCTTGATCTCGCCCGTCTCCGGCTCTACGCGAAAGCCATTCCAGAGACGGATCAGTCCGCCGCGATAGGCGCCATAGGCCATCTTCGGCTTCTCAAGCGGCGCCTTGGTGACGCGGCCGCCATTGTGTTCCTGCAGCCAGGTGCGATGCACGCCCAGGAATGCCCCATCCATACCGACGATCGGCGCCAGCATTGCCGGCCACTTGATGCCGCTTTCCTTGTTCCAGAGACCCGGATGGAAACGCAGCGCCCGCAGCGGGAATGGCAGGCCGCGCACATTGAGGCCGCGGCCGAGGAGGTATTGCTCGACCGGCGAGCCCAGGACCTCGGCCTGCGCTGCGAGGTACATACGATGCGCGTCGCCGCGTTTCTTGGCCGCTTCCTTCTCGGCGTCTTCGTCGCGCCGTTCCTGCTGCTCGACCGCCCGTCTGGTCTTCTTCAGGCTGTCGGGATCCGTGCCATCAAGGCCGAGCCAGCCGCGCGCCCATTTGAGCGCCTGGACATTGTCGCCGTTGAACCACAGCGCCGCGGTGAAAGACAGCGGAGTCCAGGCGCGGCGATCGCCGCCAAAATCCTTGACCAGGCCCTTGAATTGCCCGTCGATCGCGACACGGAAGCTGCCGAGATGGCGATCGTTGCGCAACGGATTGAAGGCGACGAAATCAGTGCCGTCGACGTGGCCGCGAAGCTCCCATTTCTCGACGAGCTCACGGATGCGGCCGCGCATCATGTCGGAGATCTGGTCGACCGAGTGAAGATGATTGCGCGCCTCCTTCATGCGGCTCATAGACGAGCCTCCAGGCCGCAAGCCTTCAGTGCGCGGTAGAGCAGATCATAAACGCCGCGCTTCTGCCGATGATGGCCCTCGACGCCGACGACCATGATCTCTTCGTCTTCGTGACCGACCTGCACGCGGCCCTTGCGCCATGCCGCCTTGAGCGATCCTGCGAACGGTGGCGTCTTCTTCAACACCACCACGTAGTCGCCGAGTTCTAGCGTGCCGCCGACATTCGCGATCTCGATCATACCGATCGTTCGCGCCTTGCTCTCGTCACCACCTGGTAGAAGGTCGATCGTGCAACGTATCATCGCCTCACCGCAGATCAGCACGCGACATCCAGGCGTGCTCGCCGCCGATGCCAAGGGTTGCGATTGCTTCGTCGAGCTGCGACCCGACCTTGTCTTGCCGCACCACGGATAGGACCTCATCAACGCCGGCACGGGAGGCAGGCAAGTCGAGGCGGGACGCCTGCAGTGCCCGATGGCACGCCACCAGCAGCTGCTGATCGTGCCGGCCCGGCAAATCCGTCGGCTTGGTGGCGTCGACCGCATTGCGAAGGCGCAGAAGATCGCGGTCGCTGGTGTCCGCAGATCCGTGCGCGAAATAGAACGCCGCAAGCATCAACTCGGTACGAGGTGTGAGCCTGGTCATCGCTGCACCGCCTTGCACTCCAGCGCCAAGTTCAGCAGCTGCTGCGCGTACCAGATCGCCTTGTCCGGACTGATGCCCTTGAGAAGCAGCTTGCCGTCGCACGACAACAGACACTCGATGCTGCCGCCGTCTTCGGCGCGGCGCGGATACAGATACCCGGGCGAGACGATCGGACCGGAACCACGAACGCCGTTCGCATCATTCACCAGCTGCAGCTGCGGCTCAGCCATTTGCCTGCCTCCGCTCTTGCCGCCGGCGAAGATGCGCCGCCAACCACAACCCGAAATGGAGGGCTAGGTTAGCGACGGCCAGCAGCGCCCGATCGGTGACCAGCTGCATGCTCAGTCTCCGATCCGCAGCTGTGCGAGCTCGTCTTTCAGGTGCTGCAGCTT